AAATAATGGCAGGATGGGATGACTTAGAACAAGCATTACCTCTTGATGCTAGAGATGTTAAGCAACAAAGAGATGACACAGACCGATTATGTTTAAGAGTATTCGGCAATGAGAACGGAATGGAATTAATGGAATGGTTACGAAAAACCATTTTAGAGCAACCTGTAGCCTTGCCAGGTAGCGACTCTAGTTACGCATTTTATCGAGAAGGGCAAAATTCAATAATTAGAGATATAGAAGCAAGGATAATTAGAGCAAGGAAATTATAATGGAAGAAGCAATCGAGCCTAGTACGACTGAAGAAACTTCGGAAGAGGTAACTGAAGAAACAACTGGCCTACTCGACGATGCAACACCAGAAGAGGAAGTCAGTGCAGATCCAAAAGAAACAGAAATCGATCATCGTGATCCTGAAGTAGTAAAAGCAGAAGAGGGAGATGATGAGCCATTAGAAAGACCAGAATGGTGGCCTGAAAACTTTTGGAAAGAAGATGGAGCAGAACCTGATTTAGAAGGTATAGCTAAATCTTGGATGGATTTAAGAAAGCAAATATCACAAGGAACACACAAAGCACCAAAAGATGGTAAGTATGATCTAGGTGCATTTGGTGAAACTCCTGAAGATGATCCTGTTAAACAACATGTTGTTGGATGGGCAAAAGAAAATGGTATTAGTCAAGCTGCACTAGATTCATTAGTAAGTGAAGTTGTTGGCATGAATCAAAATGCTACAGAAGAATATCAAGTTAATTTAGAAGAAGAAAGAAAACAACTCGGCCCTAACGCTGATGCTAGAATTAATGGCATGGTTAAGTGGGGTGCTGGATTAGTTCAGAAAGGCGTGTGGGGAAAAGACGACTTCGAAGAGTTCAAAATAATGGGAGGTACGGCAAGAGGACTCGCAGCTTTAGAAAAAGTTAGAAGTTCTTATGAAGGTCGTATTCCTGTAGAAACTGCTCCAGTAGATGGTGCGCCATCTAAAGATGAATTATACGCTATGGTCGGAGATGAAAAATATCAAACTGATCCTGTATACAGAGCCAAAGTAGAAAAAGCTTTTTCACAAAACTTCGGTTAATATTTATTGCAATAGCCTTGATTGTATGCTACTTTACAGTTAAGGCTTATTGTATTCAATCGTAATACAACCCTTAAACGCAAGTAATCTTGTCGTATGGCTATCGTAATTAGCAAGCACAGGCCCAGACTTCTGGCATACCAAAGCGATTAATTTTTTTATTTATTAATTTCTAAGGAGAATATATATGTCTATCGGATTATCCCCAGCATATGTAACGCTCTTTGATGCTGAAGTTAAACAGGCTTACCAAGGTAAAGCTGCACTTGTAGAAGCTACAAGACAAAGACGAGGCGTTGAAGGCAATTTAGTTAAATTCCCAAAAGTTGGGAAAGGCGTGGCTACACTTCGTGTACCACAAACAGATGTTACACCACTCAATACTGACTTTTCACAAGTTACTGCGACTATGCAAGATTGGAACGCAGCTGAGTATTCAGACATCTTCATGCAACAAAAAGTTAATTTTGAAGAAAGACAAGAGCTAGTTCAAGTAGTAGCGAACGCTATTGGTCGTCGACAAGATCAACTTATCCTTGATGCACTTTTAGCAGGTAAAGGTTCTACAGTAGCTCATGGCTCTGCAAACCTAACAGTTGCTAAACTTCGTGATGCAAAGAAAACAATGGACACTAACAATGTACCAGCAGAGGACAGACACATGATTATTCATGCGAACAACCTAGCACACTTACTATCAGAAACAGCAGTAACATCCGCTGACTTCAACACAGTTCGTGCGTTAGTATCTGGCGAAGTTGACACATTCTTAGGATTTAAATTCCACACATTAGGTGATCGTACTGAAGGTGGTCTTTCTATCAATGGTTCAAGTATTCGTTCTTGCCTAGCATTCCACAAGACTGCTATTGGTTATGGCGAAGGCATCGGCCCTAAAACTGAAATCAACTATGTACCTGAAAAAACATCACACTTAGTAAACGCAATGCTATCAGCTTGCTCAGTTGCTATTGATGGCGAAGGTATTGTTGAAGTTCAAGCAGACGAATCATAATTTAAGGAGATATAAAAATGGCTTATAGCATAGACGGACTAAGCCCAGCTGGCGCACAGTCAAAAGCTGGTAATGCTCCTCAAATGTGGACTTACTCAAGTACAGATGCAAAGGCAACAGTAGCAGCATCTGGTTATTTTAATAGCGCATCATCTTTATTAAAAGTTGGTGATTTAATTTTCGCATACAAAACTGACTCTACTGTTAGTGCTACTTTGCATGTTGTGTTAAGCAACAGTGCAGCAGGCGTTGTAGATGTGTCAGCAGGCACAGATATTTCTGTAGCTTAGTTTGTAGTGATAATGCAAAGGGTGGGAGTTTCGACTCTCGCCTATTTGCACATTTGGAGAATATAAATGGCATCTGGAGACACCTCATTATCAATTTGTTCTGATGCATTATTAATGCTTGGAGCAAGTCCTATATCATCGTTTACCGAGGGGACAGACGAGGCTAACATATGCGACAGTTTATATAAAGATATTAAGATTAAGACATTAGCAAGTTATCCTTGGTCTTTTTCTTTTAAGAAAGTTCAATTGGCTAGATTAATTACTACGCCTACAACCGAATACAAATATGAATATGCATTACCTTCTGACATGATAGGTACACCAAGAAAAGTATTTATTAGCGATCAAGAGGGAGCAGTACCACAAAGAGAATATAGATTGTTAGGAGGAAAAATACTTTCTAACTATGAAAAAATGTATGTTGATTATCAATATGCAGTAGAAGAATATGAAATGCCACATTACTTTGTGCAAAACATGAAGTATCAATTAGCATGGCATTTAGCAATGCCTATAACAGACCAGTTAGAAAAAACTGATTATTGGAGATCAGTAGCACAAGGCACTCCATCGGAAAATGGTCGTGGTGGTTACATGCGCCAAGCTATGAATATAGATGGGCAAGGTCAACCAACAAACGGAATACAAGACTTTACACTTATTGATGTGAGATACTAATGGCACGCTTTGTTAGCATGCAAACAAACTTTACTTCTGGAGAGTTAGATCCTCTTGTCAGAGCTAGAGTTGATATAGATTCCTACAACAATGCATTAGAGTCAGCAAAGAATATCATATGTCAGCCACAAGGTGGCGTTACTCGTAGACCTGGCACTAAATTTATAAATGAGTTAAGTGGTAGTCCAGCTAATGGCTTTAGATTAGTACACTTTGAATTTTCTGTAGATGACAGTTATATGTTGTGTTTTACTAATGACACTATGTTTGTTTACAAAAACAAAGCATTAGTTCACACAAAATCAAGTACAGGCATTCCTAGTGCTATGTTAGATAAAATGTGTTGGACACAATCGGCTGATACATTAATTGTTGTACATGAAGATTATAATCCAGTAAAAATAGTTCGTGGCGCATCAGACACAGATTGGACTGTAAGTACTATAACTTTTGATTCTATTCCAAACTATGCATTTACTATAACAATAACAAACACTAGTGCTGCTGGGCATCTAACACCAAGTGATGTTTCAGGAAAAATAACTTTAACTTCACAGCATTCTATATTTACATCTGCTCATGTAGGTCAGTACATTAATGTACAACCACAAGGTCGTGCAAGGATTGTAGAGGTAACAACAGGCACAACAGTTAATGCAGTTACAGAGTTTCCATTGTTTGATACATCACAAATAGCTAATGCTGATTGGGAACTAGAAACAGGCTATGAAAATGTTTGGTCATCTTCTAAGGGATGGCCTAGAACAGTAACATTTCATCAAGGGCGACTATATTTTGGCGGTAGTAGGTCAAGACCATCAACAATATGGGGATCTAAAGTTGCTTTATTTTTTGATTTTGAGCCAATAGAAGGATTAGATGACGATGCAGTGGAAGCCACCTTGGATACCAATACTTTTAATGCTATTACGGATATTATTTCTGGTAGGGATCTACAAATTTTTACTACTGGTGGTGAGTTTGCTGTACTTCAAGATAACATAGCAGCAATTACACCTTCTAGTTTTTTCTTATCTACCACTTCTCGTAATGGTTCTAAAGAAGGTATACGAGTACAACAGTTAGAATCAGGCATTTTATTTATGCAAAGGCAAGGTAAGGCTTTGTCAGAAATATCTTACTCTGATACAACACTATCTTATATTACATCTAAAATATCACTGTTAAGTGGACATTTATTAAAAAATCCTACAAGCATGGATATTAGGCGTGCAGTGGCTACCGATGAAAATGATTTATTACTTATTACAAATGCAGATGATGGAAGTATAACCGCTTATTCATTACTTAGAGCGCAGAATGTTATTGCGCCATCAGAGTTTACAACAACAGGATCATTCCTAGATGTAGGCGTAGACATTACAGATATATATGTAGTGACTAAAAGAACAGATAGTGGATCAGACAAATATTATGTAGAAGTATTTGATGATGATTCTTTAACTGATTGTGGCGTTATAGGTACAACATCTACAACTGCTAACATGTCTCATTTAGGTGGGCAAACAGTTAATTGTATTTCAGATGGTTATGTAGAGGCAAATCAAACAGTACCAGGAGGAGGCACAGTTACTTTTACTAATCCACCATCTACTAGCTCGGAATGTGGACTACCTATAGATGTTGAAATTAAAACAATGCCATTAGAAACTAAAATGCAATCAGGCACAAGGATAGGATTTAAAAAGCGCATAGTAGAAGTTAATGCTTTGTTGTACGAAACACAAAATATAGTAATCAATGGTAATTTAGTTCCAATAAGAAATTTAGGATCTGGTGCGTTAGATACATCAGTAGCAGAGTTTACAGGGACAAAGGTCTTACATGGTATACTTGGGTATAACAATAATGGACAAATTACAGTAACACAAAGTGCGCCATTAAAGCTAACTTTATTGGGTTTAGAATATAAAATATCTGTTTATCAAGGAACATAGGGTATGGGAACAGCAGTAGCAGCATCAACATTAACGCCAACAATGACTTCATTTGCAGCAACAACTGCGGCAACAGCAGCAACAACTGCGTATGTAAGTTATGTACCTACATTATTAACTGCAAGCCAAGGAATTTCTGTAGGTGGTGGTTTAATGGGGACTATTGGAAGTATTGCTAATACAATTGCTCCATATGCAGGGGTTATAAGTTCTCTTTCATCAGGAGCGCAAGCTTACAATGCATATAATACAGGGCAAACATTACAAAGCTCATATGACTTACAAGCTACACAAGTATTAGCACAAGCAGAAGTAGATCGATTAAATAGGATAGAAGATTCCAGAGATAGATTACAAAGATTAAGAGCAATTAATGCATCAGCACTTGCAGCAGGATATGCTGGAGGAGTTAATGGATTAGATGGCTCTGTTAAATTAATTATGAGCGAAAACGAAAAAGAGTATATTCGTGAAATGCAAATGGCAGAATTTAATGAATCAACTAGCATAGGTTTTGCAAATGCAGAAGCATCATTATTAGCACAAGCTGGAGAGTCAGCAGTCACTGGATCTAAAGTAGAGGCGTTAGGTTATCTTGGTAGCGCAGCAAAAATATTCGCAGAAACAAGGACAGCATCATAATGGCTAAAAAACTACCTAAATACGAAAAAACAGCTGGCTTTAATTACGAAGGCATGGCTCAATTAACAGATGTTGTCACTAGACAAGAAGTTGCAACTGGCGAGCGTATTAATAAATTTTTATCAGGCGTTACTCAAGACTTTAGACAGCAAGGTATTCAGTATGCTACTGACCAAGCAATTGAAGATGCTATAAGAAACCCAATTACTAAATCACAAATTGATGTTGCAAGAGCAACAGGTGATAATCCAGTTACTAAATATTTACAAGGCGGTACTGCTTACAATGAAGCCATGACTAAAATGTTAGGTCAGCAAGTAGCAGGTGAATTAAATATTACTCTAGCAAAACATAATAGTGATTTATTAGAGCAAGTAAGACTAGGTGAAATTCATGATTCTGAAACATTGTTATTTAAATTATCAGAACCTATTAAAGCACAAGTAGAATTTTTTTCAAAAATTGATCCAGATATGGCTGCGGCTTTTGGATCGAAAGCAACTCTTTCTGCTAGAAATGCATATATACAGGGAGATCAAATATTTAAAGGATTAAAAGAAAAGAAAGCTTATGCTGATGCTATTACAACTATTCAACAAAACAATGATGATTATAATAGATACTTAAAAGCTTATCCTGATGCAACAGACGAGCAAAAAAGAATATACAAAGATACTATAGAAAAAATTGCTATTGATACATCATTAAGTATGAGTAGACAACAGCTTGAATTAACCGAGCAAATGAAAAAAGATTTAAATGAAACAGAAGATATGCATGTAGCAGAAGATATTGCTATTAAATACAAAGGTAACAATCTTGCTGAAGTATTAACTGAGCTTTCTAAAGACAAAACAAATGTAGGTGAATATTACAATAATAAGAATATTGTAGATCAAGATGTATTTAAAAGAAAAATATCTAATGCTTTGACTGTTCAAAACTCAGGGTTAGCAGAAATACAAAGAAAAGTTAGGGAGAATGTAAAAGAAAGCAAAGTTTACATAGACACTTTTCAACCTATTCCTCAACAGTTAGTAGATAAAATTAATAAAGACATTGATGTAGATTCAAGCGAATACACTGCGTGGCAAACATTACAAAAGTTTTCTGATAATATTGAAACTTATAACGCAACTCCATATGTTGAGTTAGTAGCTAGTTTAAATGCTGCGCAACAAGACATGATGGATATTACTAAAGTAAAAACTCCAGAAGAATTAGGAACATTTGATTTACTTAATAGATATGTAAGTAATATTAATAGTGCTTTTAAAAATGATCCTGTAGGCACTATGATTAAAAGAGCAGGAGTGAGTGAGCCTTTAGATTTTTCTAATCCTGATCAATTGATAGAGCAAGTACAAACAAGACAAGAACAATTAGGTACATATGGGCCATTGTATGGATTAAGTGAAGCACAATATACTGCAAATATTATGACTAAATCAGAAGTTAGTGGATTTGTTAGTGCGTACATGAATGGCGATGGAGCAACAAGAGTTGCTTTATTACAAACAATAGATAAAGGATTTGGAGATAGTAACTCACAAGCATTAATGCAATTAGTTAATGGTGGATTGCCATCAACAGCAGAGTTGTCATCTTACTTTGGTGATCCTGTACTTACTGAAAAGTTAATTAGTTTTGATAGCAAAGAAAAACGAGATGATTTAAAAGCATTTGCTAAAGATAACGAAACAAGCTATCAAGCTATTAGGGTTATGGTAAGAGATGAATTAGAAGATTTTGAAGAAGTAGTTATGATTGGTAGTAATTTTAATACAACTGTAGCAACTAAAAAATTAGAAACTATTACAGATACTTTAACTTACCTTGCTCTTCAAGAAATGCAAACAAACCCTGGATATGATGCAGGTGATGGAGCAGAGGCTGCGGCAGATTTAATAAACAACTCTTTTACCTTAGAAAATGATTATTACATACCTAATATTTATAATGGTCAATCAACAAACCCAGAGCAGATTGCAGCAAAAGCTAGTTTAATTAAAGACCATTACTTACAAGATTTTAATCCTGTCGCTTTTAGATCAGATAATCCAGACATTACTGATGAAGAATATAATGAAGAAATGAGAAATCAGATGATTGAGAATGGTGTATGGCGTAATAGTGCTGATGGAACTTCTTTAGTGTACGGCATTGTTTTACCCTCAGTAGGTTTTACACCAATAGAAAATGATCAAGGACAATTGTTAAGTTTTAAATTTAATGATTTAAGTTTTACCTTACCTAATACTGATGTAGTGTTGGATACCAAAAAAACTAAAAACACATTTGGCTACAGAATAGGAAGATAATATAGTATGGCTCAAATAGGGTTTGGATTAAATACTTTTGATGGCGGTAAAGAAGTTGGATACAATTACTATGAAACTTCTTTTGCTGACACTATGGGTGCAGTTGCATCAGAAACTTGGGCAAGAAATCCTTTATCATCTTTATCTACTTTAGGTGAATTGCGTACAGCAGAACAAAAGAAAGAAAGTCCTTTAGTTCCAAGAGATGATTTAAATAGAGAGTATTCTAACTTAGGTTTATTCTTTGAAGAAGATGAATATCAATCTGTTGTTGATATTATGGTAGAAGAAAAGAAATTAGAAAGAGCAAGGCAAGATATTATCAATAGAGGCCCACAAGGGTTTGGAGTAGGGGCAGCTAAGTTTGGTGTAGGTTTGGGTGTTAGTATGCTTGATCCTATTAATGTAGCATCTGCATTTATTCCTGTGTTTGGACAAGCTAGGTTTGCAAGTTTGGTAGCACGCCAAGGATTTGGTAGGGCAAGAGCAGTAAGAGGCGCAGTAGAGGGTGCTGTTGGTGCAGCATTAGTTGAGCCATTTATTGGATATGCAGCAAGTGAAATACAAGCTGACTATGGATTAGCAGATAGTTTTTTAAATGTTACTTTTGGTTCTATCATGGGTGGTGGACTGCATTTTGGAGGTGGTAAACTAAAAGACATTTACACTACTAGAAAACTAAGAAATAAAATAAGAAAAGGTAGAGAAAAAGTTGGAATAGAAAATTCTAGAGATATAGAAATTAATCTTTACAAAGCTTATTATCCTGAAGATTCTGCAATTATGAGGGATTTACAAAAAACAGATCCTCAAACAAGAGAGCTATTGTTAAGAAAATCAGTTAATGATTTGTTGTTAGAAGAGCCTGTTGATGTTGCTCCTATTGTAAATACAAACGAAACACTTAAACAATCGTCAGACATGCCTGGGCCAAGTAATACAAAAGTTCAGACACAAAATGAAATACCTCAAAAAGATTTAAACACAGTTGAAAAGAATACAGTCAATAAAGAAGATGTAGATTTAGATACAGAGTTAGATAGTTTATCTGCAAGATTAGAAGAACAAAGAGAAAAGACAGCAGACTTACGATTTGATCAAGATAGAAAAGAAATTACAAAAGTTACAGATGAGTTAGATCAAGCTAATGCTAACCCAAAAGATTTAAATGAAGCAATTGTAGATGCAATTAACTGCATGAATGGAAGATAACTATGGCTAAAAAGAATACCTGTTTAGTAAGATTACAAGGAATGCTAGACAAATCTTCTATTGGGTTTGTTGAAAAAGACGAAATAATGAATGCAATTAAGATTGCTCAATCAGAGTTAAAGCTTAATAGTATTGATGAGATTAATGTAGATGTAGTCGCTAAAGATGTACAGTCACAGATTATATTGCAAAGAAAAATTAATAAACGAAATGCTATTGAAGATGAAATCAAAGGTAGAGAATTAGTTGATTATGTATTAAGAGAGTTTCCTGATAATCCACAAGAAGGCTTAACTTCTATATTAGTAGGATCTAATGAACAGAAAGCAGGAGCAAGAGCTTCAGTAGCAGTACAACAACATGCATCAGTTAATCAAGCTATTAATGGATTAATGAAACAATTAGCTGATAACAATGTAGAAACTTTATTTGCTAAAGCTGATGAGCCTATGCAATTAAGAATTGTTAGAACTATGTATGAGTTAGCACAAAAGCCAACTAAAGCAGAAGCCGACACAGGGATTAAACCTGTTATTACAGAAAAAAATGCAGAAATAATTAAACTTGCTACTATCTTGCATGAGTATTCTGAAATGATGAGGATTAAGCTAAATGATCGAGGTGCTAACATTGGTAAAATTTGGGGTTATGTAGTTAGACAATCACATGATCCATATTCAGTTAGAGATGCTGCTAAAGTTTTGGGTGATACAACTACAGAGGCTGATCCTAGCATTGAAGGTAAATGGGATAAAAATTACAATAGAAACTTCAAAGCTTGGAAAAACTTTGTAATGGAAAGATTAGACCAAGAAAGAACATTTGCTGGTGTAGAGAACATTGATGAGTTTATGTTATTTGCATATAACTCTCTTATTAAAAATGAAAACTTAAAATCTGATGGTGCTGAGTTTACATACAATGCAAAGCCAACAAAAAATATAGCTAAATCATCACAGATGAAAAGGGTATTACATTTTAAAAACGCTGATACTTGGTTTGAATACAATAAGAATTTTGGTATGGGCAATTTAAATGAGTCTTTCTTTTCAGGCTTAACTTCTGTTGGTCGTAATTTAGGCATTATGGATACATTAGGTACAAAGCCAGAAGTAAACTTTGAAAAAATTAGAAAAGCAGTTGCAACTCGTATAACTCAAAGCGGTCAAGATTCTAACAAAGTAGACAGTAAACAGTTTAACAAGTTCTTAGATGTAGTTACTGGCAGAATATACGAAACAGGAAGTTTTACTGGAGCAAAGTGGGGTGCAATTACTCGTGCCATTGCTAGTATGGCAAAGCTAGGTGGAGCTGTAGTTAGTGCAGCAGCGGATTTGGCTCAGTATGGCGGAGAAATGAGGTATCAAGGCAGATCCTTTTTTGGTGGTATGAATGAAGCAATGGGATCTTTAGCTAAAATAAAGAATAAAAAAGATAGAAAAAATATTGCTCAAATGCTAGGCATTATGTTTGACAATAGTATCTATGATGTATCAGGCAGATTTCAAGTTGGCGATAGTATGTCTAAAGGATGGACTAACGCTCAAAGAACATTTTTTAAATACAACTTACTTTCTTGGTGGACAAACAATTTAAAAGAGAGTGCTATGCTTGGCATGGCTAATTACTTTGCTAAACAGAAGAATATAAAATTTGATGATTTAAATCCTGGCTTAAAGACTTTATTTAAACAGTATGATATTAATTCTACAAGATGGAACATCATTAGAAATATTGCTATGGAAAAAGCTGATGATGGTACAGAGTTTATAAACATTGCGCTACTAGATAAGATTACAGATAGCGAAGCTAAACTAATATCTGGACTAGATAATCCAAGTCCAAGAGAATTAAGGAACATTAAAGATAGTTTTAAATCATCAGTATCTGGTATGTTATTAGATCGATCAACTTTTGCTGTGATTGAACCTGATGCTAGAGTTAAAGCAACATTAACAAGAAGCACTATTGCTGGAACATGGGGCGGTGAGGCTATAAGATTTGTTGGTCAATTCAAAGCATTCCCAGCATCTATCATAATGAAAACCTTATCTAGGGAAAAATCTTTTTTCAAAGCTGGCAATAAAGTAAGAGGAATGACAGGTATAGCATCAATTATAGCAATGTCTACTTTAATGGGTTATGTATCTATGACTGCTAAAGATATATTAAAGGGGAGAGAGCCAAGAGTTCCTGATGATATGGAAACATTTAAGAATATATTTTATGCTTCTTTCTTGCAAGGTGGTGGATTAGGTATATATGGTGATGTGTTGTTCCAAGAAACAAGATCAGGTGGCGACATTGCTGCTAGTTTATTAGGGCCTGTACCTTTAAGTGCATTTGATTATCTGCAAGCAATAAAATACGCAGTTATTGATGGAGAGCCTAGTAAGGCAGGTAAGTTGGCGTACAGAAATACCATAGCTAATATACCATTCTTAAATGTATTTTATGCAAAGGCAGCGTTTGATTATTTAATTGGACATCAGATGATGGAGTTTATGAGTCCTGGTGTATTAAAAAGAGTTGAGAAAAGAATGGAGAAAGATTATAACCAAGGGTTTATCTTTACTAAACCATCACAATTATAATTAGTATGAGAGATATCATTTAGTAGAATTTAATAAATATTATAGGTAAAATAAGGCAGAGGATTATAAATTATGGCAATTGACATTTCAGCAACAACAAGGCGTATCGTCTATACTGGTTCAGCAGGTACAGGCCCGTATGCTTATGCGTTTAACATATTAGTAAATACTGATCTAGCCGTATACTTTAATGATACAGAGCTAACACTAACTACTGATTATACAGTAGCTATTAGTGCTGATGGTACAGGTAGTGTAACTATTGTTGTAGGTGGTAGTGCAAGAGTTCCAAGTACACCAGATGCTGATGACCGAATAACTATTATCGGTGATAGAACCATACAAAGGACTACTGACTTTACCACAGGTGGCCCACTCTTTGCTACATCACTGAATGATGAGTTAGACAGTCTTACTATCTTTACCCAACAAAACCTAGAACAATCTAATCGATCACTTCGTGCGCCAAATACAGATCCTACTACAGTCAACATGGAGTTGCCTGACAATACAACGAGAGCAAATAAAACACTAGCGTTTGATGCTAATGGTGATCCTGTTATTGGTGAGCAGATTGGTGACTATCGTGGTAATTGGGCAGCTAGTACAGCATACAACAAGCGTGATTTAGTAAAAGATACATCAACTAGCAATATATTTATGGCTAACACTGCTCATACATCGAGTGGTTCACAACCATTAACAACGAATACTGATGCAGCTAAATGGGATTTAATTGTAGATGCAGCTACGGCTGGAGCAAGTGCGACTGCTGCTGCGGCTAGTGCGACTGCTGCGGCTGCAAGTGAAACTGCTGCGGCTACGAGTGCGACTGCTGCGGCTACAAGTGCAACTAGTGCTGCATCCTCTGCGACTACAGCGACTACAAAAGCGGGAGAGGCGGAAACAAGTGCTGTAGCTGCAAATGCCTATATGGTAAGTGCTGCAACTAATGCAAGTACAGCAACAACTAAAGCATCAGAAGCAAGTACCTCTGCAACTGCCGCTGCCTCTAGCGCAACAGCAGCCGCTTCATCAGCAACTAGTGCTACCTCTTCAGCATCAACTGCGACAACGAAAGCTAGTGAGGCAAGTGCATCAGCATCAACTGCTACGACTAAAGCAAGTGAAGCTGCAACTTCTGCAACTAATGCTGCGACCTCTGCAACTGCTTCAGCTACATCAGCTACTGCATCTGCTAGTTCAGCGACTGCATCTGCTGCAAGTGCCGCCGCCGCTGCCGCAACCAAAGATAGTATTGATGAGTTCTATCTTGGCGCACAATCATCTAACCCAACAGTAGATAATAATGGCGATGCAGTTACCGCTGGTGATTGGTACTTTAATACAACAAGTAATGAAACAAGAATATACAATGGATCGGCTTGGCAAGTAACAGCTATATCAGCTTCTGGATTACTTACTTCTGCTAATAACTTATCTGATGTTGCAAATGCAAGTACATCTAGGACTAACCTTGGACTAGGAACTGCTGCAACTACGGCAGCCACTGCGTATGTAGCTCAGACAGGAACAACTGCTTCAGCATCTATACCAGCAGGTACAACTGCTCAAAGAGATGGATCGCCAGCAAATGGTATGTTTAGATATAACTCTACTTTAAGTGAGTTTGAGGGATATGCTTCAGGAGCTTGGGGTTCTATTGGAGGTGGTGCATCAGCAGGCGGTGCTATTTATGAAAATACAGATGACATTACAGATAACTATACTTTAACTTCAGGATCGAATGGTATGTCGGTAGGGCCTATAACTATAGCAGCCTCAAAGACAGTTACTGTTCCTTCTGGACAACGATGGGTGATATTATAATATGGCTACAATAATAAATGCAGATACAAGTAACGGATTAAAACTAACTTCTGATACAAGTGGTGATTTAGAACTGCAATCAGGTGGTACTACAAAAGCTAAAATAACATCTAGTGGATTACAAAATGCAAGTGGTAGTGCTATTACTTCACAAGCAGGTAAAAATAAAATTATTAATGGTGATATGAGGATTGACCAAAGAAATGGTGGTGCTAGTAATACTCTTGTAGGCACAAGCACAAGTCATTCAACCAGTGCTATGATGACAGATAGATGGCAACTTTTTTTACATGGAATTACTAATGCTCAAACTTATCAACAAGTAACAGATGCTCCAGCAGGATTTTCACATTCTTTAAAAATTACAAATAACTCAACAACACAATCAGTAGGTGCAGGTAATGCTCTTACTCCAAGACAAAAAATAGAAGGACTTAATACTGCTCATTTAAATTGGGGTACTTCAGATGCAAAAACAATAACTATATCTTTTTGGGTAAAAGCATCTGTTACAGGAACATACCCTGTGTCAATAAGTAATAATGCTTTTGATAGAGCTTATGTATCAACCTATACTGTTTCTTCTGCTAATACATGGGAAAAGAAAACTGTAACTATTGCAGGTGATACATCAGGAACTTGGCTAACAAGTAATTCATTGGGCATTAATGTAATGTTTGGTTTAGATGCAGGAACAAATTTTGATACAACAGCAAATGAATGGGTAGCAGGTAGTAAAAGGTCTATTTCTTCTAATGTACATTTTGTAGCTAACGCATCAGCAACATGGCAAATTACAGGAGTTCAACTAGAAGAAGGAACATCTGCCACACCATTTGAACACTTACAATATGGGCATCAATTAGCTTTGTGTCAGAGGTATTATTATCAATGGAACACTTCTTCAGCCAATAATTTTCTTATGTTTGCTATGGGGGTAGGTACTACAGCATTATACGGAGATGTAAAATTTCCAACTACTATGAGAAGCAATCCATCATCAGTGACTTATGGTTCAGGATGGGGTAGGTGGTTAGGTGGAGCATTAACAACAATTTCAGCAATTGCTATTGCAGAGTCTGGAACTACAAGTGTTACTTTAAATTGTACTACTACTGGAGTAACAGCAGAAAAAATGTATGGAGTATTGCCTGGTGGCGCTACTAATTACATAGGATTTAATTCGGAGCTATAATATGACATATAAAAAAATTACTATAGAATCTGTAAATGGTGCAAATCAAGAACATATTATTATAGATAATGGTGATGGTAGTTTTACATCTTTTCCAGTAGATGATACTAACCAAGAATACCTAGTTTGGGTAGCAGAAGATAATACACCACAAGAGACTGATGAGGAGAACGCATAATGGCTGATATAGTATTAACAGGCGATACCTCTGGAGCTATTACAGTTGCAGCACCAGCAGTAGCAGGAACAAACACAATTACATTACCTGCAAATACAGGAACAGCTATAACGTCAGCAACAGCAGCAGCGGATGTACCAAAACCAACTGCTTTATCAACAGCGAGCGGTTCTGCACCAAGTTACTCTGCAAGAGCGTGGGTAAACTTTAATGGTACAGGTACAGTAGCAATTAATGCTAGTGGTAATGTTAGTAGTATTACTGATAATGGTACTGGAAATTACCAAGTAAACTTTGCAACTGCAATGCCTGATGCTAATTACAGTTGTTCTGGTTCTGCAAACGATAATGCAGGTCTTGTAACTACTCATAGCGGTACATACTCAACAACCACCGCAGTAGTTTTTGTAGTTGCATCTACCACGGGTGGTGGTTATGATTTTAGTAGAGTATGTGTAAACTATTTCAGATAAAGGACAATTATGAGAATAATATATAAAACAGAAGAAGGTGGAGTAGCAGTAATTATTCCTACACCAGAAGCATTAGAGACAATGACAGTAGAAGAAATTGCAATTAAAGATGTACCAATAGGTAAAGAGTATCATATTGTAGAAGATTCAGAAATACCATCAGATAGAACTTTTAGGGATGCGTGGACATGGGAATAAAAATAAATATAGCTAAAGCAAAAGACATTACAAAGGATAGACTGCGACAAAAGCGTAAACCATTGCTTGAAGCACAAGACATATTATTTATGCAAGCACAAGAACAAGGTACAGATACTTCTGCCATCGTAGCAGAGAAACAAAGACTGCGTGATGTGACTGACCAAATAGATAACATGACTACAGTAGAAGAACTTAAAGGAGCGACTATATCATGAGTGTAGCAATTAACGGAACTAATGGTATTACATATAATGATGGATCATTACAACCATCTGCTCCTGTAGGTAAGAATCTTATTATTAATGGTAATATGCAGATTGCTCAAAGAGCAACAAGTAAAACTTCAATTACAGCAGATGGGTTTTATACTTGTGATAGATGGGAGTCACTTGTAAGAACAGCAGGTACTTGGACACAAACACAAGATACAGGAGTAACTAATGAAGGTTTTGCAAAATCATTAAAAATGGATTGTACAACTGCTGATGCTTCTCTTGGTGCATCTGATAGAATATTTATGTATCAAAGAATAGAAGGATTTAATACACAGTCAATAAAAAAAGGTACTGCAAATGCAGAATCAGTAACACTATCTTTTTGGATAAAATCTAACAAAACAGGAACATATATTGCAGAACTACAAGACATAGATAATAGTAGAGATATATCACAAGCATACACTATTAGCTCTGCTGATACATGGGAAAAGAAAACACTTACTTTTGTTCCTGACACTACTGGAACTTTAAATAATGATAATGGTGGTAGTTTAGATGTATATCTTTGGTTAGCTGCTGGAAGTGATTTTTCATCAGGAACTTTAAATACATCTTGGAACTCAACTGTAAATGCAAACAGAGCAGTAGGTCAAGTAAACCTAGCAGATTCTACATCTAACTATGTAAATATTACAGGTGTTCAATTAGAAGTAGGCACAACAGCAACACCTTTTGAACATTTACAGTACGGACAACAGTTAGTTTTATGTAAAAGGTATTATGAACACTCTTATCCTTATGGAACTGTTGCTGGGACAGCAGGTGGTAACGGTGCAAAGCATACTTGTGTCGGAATAACAAGACCTAATAACTATGGAATAGACACTGTGTTTTATACAGTTGAAAAAAGGGCAGGTGCTACTGTTATTGTATATGCTTATAATGGAACTGCTGGTTCAATTTCAAATGGTGATAGTGGAGCAACTATTGCAACAGCAGATGCAATTCAAAACTCAACAAAAGGATTTTTACCTAGACAAACAGGGGGAACTACTTTAGCAGCACAAAGTTATATTTATCATTATTCAGCAGATTCGGAGTTATAATTATGAAATATAAAAAACAAGAACATTTAGGTAAGTTAGTAGGTATATTTAATAATGAAACAAAAGAATCAATCTCTTTTGACAAAGATAATACAGACTACCAAGAATATTTAGAATGGGTAGCTAAAGGTAACAAACCAGAAGAAGCAGATGAAATCTGAAGAACAAAAACAAGCGATCAAAGAAGGTTTGCAAGAGTGGCTGAATGACAAGTTCTCTGAGTTTGGAAAGTTCTCTCTTCGTGGCATATTTGCTTTGATGTTAGTTGCATTAGTTTACTTGTGGGCCACATCTCAAGGCTGGAAAATATGACAGAAGAAACTCTTGTTGCATTCTTTGGACTCATAGTATTATTTACATACTGCTATGCGTTGGTTTAAATTTTTTCTAACAAAACCTGTAACTGTTACCATAGCTTTATTGGCAGCACTCCCTGTTACTCCTGTAATTTTATGTTTACTATACGGATGGACTGAATCATGATACAAGCCTTATTACCATTGATTGGGAATGTAATTGATAGAGTAGTTCCTGACAAGAACGCTAACGCAAAAGCAAAGAGAGAGATAGAAAAGTCTCTTACTGACAACGCTAACAAACTTTTACTAGCACAAACAGAAACCAATAAAATAGAAGCAGCTCATCAGAGTTTATTCGTTGCTGGATGGCGACCTGCTATTGGATGGTCATGTGCATTAGGAGTCTTTTGGTTATTCATTGGTCATCCTTTGGCTACATGGATCGATCATTTAGATGGATCATTTCAGACACTCCCCTCTATAGATTCAGAGATACTACTTGAGCTTGTATTTGCAATGCTTGGGATTGCGGGATTAAGAACTTTTGAAAAGCTGAAGGGCCTTACCAAGTAGTGCAGCTCAGTCCTCACTTTACCTTAGCCGAGCTAAGTTATTCCAATACAGCTACAAGATTAGATATAGATAACACTCCCCTGGCAGAAGAGATTGCTAACCTAGAAATTTTAGCAGAAGGATTAGAGCAAGTTAGAACTAAACTAGATAGTAGGCCTATCCTAATATCATCAGGATTCAGATGCCTAGAATTAAATCGTGCGTTAAAATCTAAAGACACTAGCTACCACACAGTGGGGTTAGCCGCAGACTTTACTTGTCCTAGCTTTGGTAATGTTCAGGAGATAATGAGAAGATTAGCTGATAGCTCTATACAGTTTGATCAACTCATCCTAGAGTTTGGAAGATGGATTCATATTGCTTTTCCAAAACAGGGAGAGAAACCTCGTAGACAAATGATGAGAATAAATAAGAGTGGAGTGTTACTGTACGAGTAAAACCTTGATGAATCAACAACATATGTTATCCTTATAACATGAGTAATTATAAATCCGTATTAGTAATATCAGATTTACACATACCTTACCATCATCCTGATGCGTTTAAATTTTTAGCAGCACTCAAGAAAAAATACAAGCCAGACTTAATCGTAAACATCGGTGATGAAATCGATCAACACTCTATTAGTTTTCATAATCATCATCCAGATCTAAAGTCACCAGGTGATGAGTTGCGTGAGGCTAGGAAGTATGTAAAAGAACTAGAAAAAATTTTTCCAAAAATGACCTTGGTACACTCTAATCATTCATCATTAGTTTATCGTAAAGCAGTCGCTCATGGCTTGAGCCTAGAGTATCTGAAATCTTACAACGAGTTTCTAAATGTAGGCCCTGGATGGGAATGGGTAGATGACTTAAAGGTTACGCTATCTGATGGTCAAAGATGTTTCTTTACTCATGGCATGGCAGCCGATGTAATGAAAGTGGCGCAACAATATGGCATGCATGCAGTCCAAGGACATTATCATTCTAAATTTAGTATTAGTTATTATTCTAACCCTGACAAATTAGTATGGGGATTACAAACAGGATGTCTTATCAATCAAAAAGAACTTGCGTTTGAGTATGCAAAGAATTTTAAATCGAGATTTGTAATCGGCTGCGGCATGATTATAGATGGACAACCAAAACTAATGCCGATGGTGTTAAAGGATGGAGGAAGATGGACGGGGACGATAGTTTAGATGTAGAGTTTACTTCCGAGGCTGATGCAAATCAAGCTGAAACTTTAGATAAGTTGATCGGGAGAAAGATTTGGAATGTAGAACTGCTAGAAGATGATACACAGTCCATGATCAAAATCTGTTTTTCTCGTGAAGATGATGATTATTTACTAATTCATTGCGAAGGTGCAGATTTATATCTAGTTGAACCTAAAATGAAGTCAGTCCACTAAAAACGACCTCACACAAAGCTCGTGGTAAGCTTTTCTCATGTGTACCTAAGTGTTAGTATTAGATTATATTAAAATATTTACCACGACTCTTGTGACAACTCCTGACAGTATTAGCGTGTTTTACTAAGTAATTCGATCCTTTTTCCTATCCATTTCATCACAGGAACGGCCATACTGTTACCCATTGCTTTATATCTGTGTCCATCAGGACAATTTTCTTTGATGTTTGTATATCCATCAGGAAAACCTTGCAATCTTTCACACTCAATTGGTGTTAATTTTCTTACTGCCATATTTTTAAATACAGTACCTACACTTTCTTGCACTCCACCATTAGGACTTTTTATAGTTTGATTAGTATTACTTACTGTTGTGTTGTATGTATCAAAAGCTACTGCTGGTGTCTTACTTTTATCTAATGTAGGAGTAATCGTATCAACTGACATAGATTGTGAGTCACTATTCTGCCAACCAAAAGCTACTGCTTGATCCATTACAAAAGTTTGTGCATGATGTGACATGATACTTGGCTGATGAGAGGATAAACAATTAGATACATCTAACTCAGTAACACTCATGTTATTCTTTTGTCCATCCTCACGAATACTATAAGCAATAGGATTGTTTAATACAGGAACATGACCACCACCACTGCCCATTGCATTAGTTAATGTTGGTGATTGGTTTTCTGCAACTGCAGCGTTTGGATGCTGACCACCTAATACAAAAGGAATATTACCACCGCCTGTACCCCATCTTGCAGTTACTGAATGACAAGTATCACCCATCTCTTTAACACGACTATCAGCTGGATGGTTCTCAAAGACTTCAACGATAGCTTTCTTATCTAAGCTATCAGAGTTTAATCCTTTATAGTCTCTTGCACATAAAGCATCTATATGGTCTTGATGTAACAAAGGTATCATTTTTGCTGAGGTTTTGTTGAGTCCATCTGTTCCCATGTCTTTGTAGTCTCTGGCTGCAAGTGGGCCACTTTTTTTAATAGTACCCATAACAGGTATCATTTTTGCAGAGGTTTTGTTGAGTCCATCTGAATTTGGGCCGTTGCAATCTCTTGCTTGGAGTGGGCCACTTGTGTCAATGCCAATTCTAGTGTCTTTGGGAGTGTCTTTCCTCTTTTTTCTGCTCTCCTCAATATGCCTTGACAAGCTTTCTGGCTCAAATAATACTTCTGCGGCAGGTCGCCAGTCTCCAAGATGTCCGACAACAAAGACTCTTCGCCTTCGCTGTGGGACTCCGAAGTTCTGAGCATCAAGCACTCGGTAGCTGAACCCATACCCGAGTTCGCCCACCGCCCCGAGGAATGAACCAAAGTCTCGTCCTTTGTTACTACTGAGGACACCTGGCACGTTTTCCCAAATGAACCACTTGGGTCTAAACTTGTCAAGAATTCCACAATAGATGAGGGCAAGATTGCCTCTCGGATCTTCAAGTCCTTTTCTGAGTCCTGCGACTGAGAAGGATTGACAAGGTGTTCCTCCGACCAAAAGGTCAATTGTTTTTTTTCCAAAATTCCACTCCTTATAATTAGACATATCTCCAAGGTTAGGCACACCGGGATAATGATGTGCCAACACCTCACTTGGAAACTTCTCTATCTCTGAAAATGCAACAGGATTCCAACCTAGCTTATGCCAAGCTACTGTTGCAGCCTCTACGCCACTACATACGGATAAATAGTTCATAGTAGTTTGTACTCTGCAAAACTACATGGTTCATCGAACCTGTTTAATACTGACTTTCTTTCGGTTTCGATCTCGTAGTTTTTGTTTCTTAACTTAAATACCACATCACTTAATCTATAAATACCAAGTTCAGTCCAAGCTTCCATCGGACTGATCTTTTTGTTTGATTCTAGGTAATGCAATAATCTTGTTTCTTGATTTGTCATATTCATTTATCTCTCCTAGTGTACATATTTTTAAGATTAATATTGTTGTCTCGCATTTCTCGAACTCGTCTTAATAATCCATCACGACTTATCCGAGAAACACCAAGACAATAATATATAAGTCCATCATCATTCTCTAGCCAATCCAATGCTTGTTGTCTCACCCTTGCACCTGATTGTGCTGCAACTGCATCATGTATCGCATTAGCTAGTATTGCAATAAACAATCTAGCATCAGGGTTACCCATGTTTGGATTGCTGAATGTAAAGTTTTCGTACTCTGCATCTACTAAATAATGGTCTTTCATAACTAATCCTTATGCTTATTAAAAAGGTCATCCATTGCTCTTTTAATGTCTGACAATTTAAACTTTGATATGCGGTTCTCCAATACCGCTTTGTTGGTTTTAAATAATAGGTCTGCTTTTTCCTTTTTAGTTTTAGCATCTATTGATGAGTTATCTATCTTATTAATCAAGCTTATAAATCCATCTGTAAACTTGTACTCATCAGGAAACATCAACTCTCCTTTGCCTGGCAGACTCAGGCTAATGGCTTTTTTACAGGTGCAGTTGTCTTTAACTTTTCAGACATAGACTTTGTGCCAGCATTGCCATCATCATCTTCAGGTGCAATACCTGTTGCGGCCATGATCGAATAACGCCTTGCATAAGTTAAAGCCGAGCCATAACCTTGTGGTGTCTGCTTGTCAGCAGGTACATGAATCACACCCCCTGACATCTCTTCGCCACTCTCATGTAGAAAAATTGTCTCAACCCTAATGCCTGACTCTGCATCATGAGTCTTTTGTATTAATGCTAATCCATGATTGTGTAGTGCATCTAATACTGCCTCAATACAACCAGCCAAGTCTACATACTGACTTCTAAAATGTGGATTGGTACTGTTCTTTAAAGCTGGTGCAAACTCTTTCTGTGCCGCTACAAACGCTTTAGCAATCTCCGATGTTGTTGTCATTGTCTTTCTCCTCAAAATAAAGTTTGATAATATCTTGCCTTTTACTTACATCTTTTACATTGCGATACAATACTTCTAAAAAAGTATGAGTATCTTTTAGTTCATAATCTTCCATAGTTATAACTCCCTATCTCTGATTCTTAATTTAGATTGTCGAATAGTTCTTGCCTCTTTTGCTTTAACTATCTTTTCTGGCTGCGCTTTATAATTGATTACAGGCCATGAGATTTTATAACGCCCTGAAATAGCATGTTGATTGTCTCTCATAAAATTCATAATCTGAATCTGATGCAAGTCGATCTGCTCCTCCAAGTCTTTTATCATGTCTCTAAATTCAATTATCTTTTCAGCGTAATGCTCGGCTTCAGGTATCTCAACCTCATCCTTGTCAGGATGATCGAAAATAGATGATGCCTCAGATGGTGTTTTAATTTCATACCATTCAACCTCATCATTGGTTTTATACTTATCTAACCTACGCTGAAAGTCATTGATAGCATCATGTATTTGAGCCAATACATCTACATCCCTTTGGTAAACAAAAGTCCGTAGTGTTGTACCACGATACAGAACACACACTGCACCCCAAGTAGCACCTACTGTATCCATTTGCATTTGCAGTTGCAATGGGCCACGATAGAGAGGCAAAGAGTCTGCACTCTCTACCTCGTGAGCAGTTAGTTTGGCTTCTACTACACCTACGCCCTCTAACCTTATCTCGTCCTCATTGACACAGATAATACCCTTATCAAGATCGGTCATGATGATCGAATCATTGCCTTTGACATCCCCATCTAAACTACATGCGAATGGCAAGTCTTTATGAAAATAAGGCTTGGGATGTTTAGTCGTTAAATCTTTGACATCTAATCCTAAACGCTTACACGCTTGAACCAAGATAGTTTCCTCCAAGGTATTCCCCCAATCCATTGATTCATTAGATATAAATGGTGGTTCAATTCCTGAAATAATATCCATCTTTTCTTTTAACAGTTCATTGACTGTTTTAAACTTACTAGCACCCATCAATACAGGTATCTCGGATGCTGAAAGTTGGTCATTCGGTGTTACTTTTCCTACCATATTTACTCTCCTTTTTTTAGGTTATTAAAAGCCATTGATAACTCTTGTCTTGCATCGTTATCCATTTGATTAATTACTGCATTAGGGCCAAGTTCTAGCACAAGTTCACCAAAATCTCTAATGAGGAAATGTTGATGAGCCTCCTCTAATTCTTTTTGTTGTTCAAATCCATCCATTGGGATGTTATCTTCAACTCCTTCATCCCCATCCCATTCGTTAGTTCCTCGGTTATCGTTCATTGTTTGTTTCCTTTTAAAGTTAATAACACACGATAATATCGTCTAAAGATGCAAATCCATCTTTAAGCAATATTGAAATATTGAAAGTATTGTCATCATCTGACACGACTAAATTTAATGGCTGAATTAGTGATGTAGGTATCTCATCAAACTCTTGAGAACTTACAGAGATGTATGTTTTCTTTGAGTTTCCTGACCAAATATATAAAGCACTAAAGCCACCACCTGTTGATGATTCTCTGTATTCTAATTTTCGATCATCAAGCCATCTTTTAATTTGACCATTCATGATTGCACCTCCATATTAAAAGTATTTTTAGTTACGATTTTTCCATAAGAACCCTCATAGAAGTCAAATAAATCACCATCTAAAATATCTTCTTTAGTTAAATCACGATTGTCTAAATCTTCAAGCACCTCATCAATGATGTCATTGAGTGTATCTTTATTATACAAGGGAGTTACTTCACAGATATTTGGCTCAAACAAAAATGCCTCAATGGTGTCATCGTATGGCATGAAACCAATGAAATCACAATCTTCTCTATCACCAATATAATAAATTGCTTGAAAACCTGGTATGACCTCTTCACCACCTGATGTTATTCTGCCACGAGTATCTTTAGTGACTTGCACATCTTCACTAAGGTCATTGATATAGTTTTCTTGGATATGTGATTCTATGTCAGAATCATTTTTTGCATTGATGATCGACACGCCAGAACTTGACATGTCATCACCATTTGTTACATGAATAATTAAATATTTCATAGTTTATTTTTCCTTATCAAAGTTTAAAAATAGGTATCTCAACCTGGATACAATTATATATCATGGATATCGTTTTGTGTAAATTTTATTATTGCAGCCATTGAAAACTGCTACGCGGCCATTGAATTTGTTGTCTCAACCTTTATGATCGACAAGTGCAATTTGGGGCCATATTTCGATCATTGAGATATTTGGAGTCATTTTAAGGCGTTCTAAGGCAAAAAAAAAGGGATGCCAATACTATGACATCCCCCTTTTTAATGAAATAGGTATCTCAACCTAAATAATGTTCTAGCAACATGGCACAAAATGCAACCACTCCTATGCATAAAAATGGCATTGCTATGATTAAAAATAGGTTCATGTTATCCCCCTAAAAAATAAATCATTAATAAAGGCAATAAAGGCATTATCATTGCAATAAATATAATTAAATATTCTTTCATGATTGCACCCCTATAATTTCCATCTTTGAACAGTCAACAATATAAGTGCCATTGTCATAATTTTCTGTATCAAGATATTTGCATTTATCTAAACCAAAAGACAAATTGCCTTTTATACATTCATGGATGACACCTAAAAGCCTTGCCTTGCCATAAATGACATCACCTAACCTATCACTCATTAAAGACTTTGTGAGGTCTAAAAAGCTTTTAACATCATCCTCTGAACCATGCCAATGTAGATAGATTCCTAAATCATCATCATTGACTGTATCTTGCTTATTGTTGTCTTTAAGACAAATTACTGCACGATTTCCCATAATAATTTCACCTTTTAAAGTTTATAAAATGATTATCAAATGATAATCCCTTAGCACCTCATTGAGATGCTAAAAGGTATCACTTATATAATGCAAAATGAGTGGCAAAAGCTCTTGTTGTATGACTTTGAGGTCTTTCATAACCTATTTCTTTGATAGATTTACCTCTATATTTATATTTGAATTTGCCTTTATAATGCTTTTTGACCTCATTTATATACTTGATTGGGATCTTGGAATGAGTTGAGCTTTCCAACTTTGGTGATTCGTATCTTCTCAATATCCTAGTGATTTCATCAAATGTGAGTGGTTCAGAATAGGTGATGTTTAAAACTGATTTGACTAACATTCTTTGGAGTTTATCGTTTTGATGTCTCAACCTTGAGAATTCATCTCTAAAATATTGCATATTGTGATTTTGTCTGTTGATGTAATCCATGATTTTATCATTGGCATAATCAAATAAATCTGTAATATCATCATGAGGGTTCATGATTGGATAGGTTAAAGAACGTGTTTCTGCTTTTAATTGATTAAATGCTAATTTATGTTTATCCATTGTTTTTATACCTTTTAAAGTTTGTAAAATGATTGTTAAAAATAACAATCCCATAACACCCCAAAAAGAGATGTTATGAGTTGATACTTTTATAATTGATTTTCTAAAATTTGCATGTATTCAATTCTGTCATCAACTACATTGGAGGGTATTTTGCATGTCATCCATGCAATTTGTTTAACCCTCTTTAATGTAATTCTTTTTTCTTTAATGAGTTTCAATGCAGATGGATAAACTTCAAACTTATTTATATATCCTAGTCTGAAATCATCAAACATTTTTATAAGATAACTTTCATCACTTACTTTTTTCATTATGTCATTCATTATGATTTCCTCCCTAATGCATGACCTAATTCACCCCAAAAAGCATGGTCAAAGTGGTCATTCTCTTTTATAAAGTCACTCCAAACTTCATGGTCTTTCATATAATCTAACAATTCATTCCACCAAATAAAGTGGTCTTTCATTTCTTGAACGGATGCACTCCAATTGCCATTATAAAATTGATTGATTAGAGTATCACCTTTTGTGACAAATCCAACATCAGCATCATAATCATCATCTGATAATTCATCATTCAGATAATCAAGACCTAACAATTCTTTCTGTTTACTAAGTGGAGTTTCATTTGTTGCTAGTTTATTAAAGTTATTCATTGCAGATAGTTTCATAATAATTTACCTTTTAAAGTTTAAAAATATATAAAATGATTGATATAAAACCAATCTCAAATGACACCTAAAAAAGATGCCATTCAAGTTTGATTATATAGATATATATAAAGTATTGTTTCTCCATTTTGAAA